TGTCAGTATCACTCAGGAATGGGTGGACAAGCAGACACTGAAAGTTCAAATTCTTGGGGTCTTACTACATGGGGTCTAAACAATTGGGGTACACAAGGTGAGATCACTATCCCTGTTACGGGGGTAGCAAGTACATCTACAGTAGGAACAATTTCACCTGCAGATGTCATGGGACTGACAGGTGTACAATCAACTTCTAGTGTTGGTAGTGTTGTAGCTTTTGATACTTTACTAGTAACTCCAACAGGTGTACAGTCAGCATCTTCAGTAGGTTCAACTACAGTCGACATTATATTAAACATTGATTTAACTTTAACGGGTTTACAATCAGCAACTTCAATAGGTTCGGTTACAACCAGCACTGAACAAACAGCAGGTTGGGGCCAAGATACTTGGGGAGCTGAAAATTGGGGTGAGTCTGCTCTTGACGTTACTCTTTCAGGTTTAGCCACAACTTCTGCATTAGGTTCTATAGGTTCTATAGATGCTGTGACAATGGGTTTAACCGGACTTTCAACAACTTCCGCAGTTGGATCATTGTCTCCAACAACCAGTCTTTCATTAACACCGACAGGACAATCAGCAACTTCTACAGTTGGTTCTATATCGATAAATCAACAGAATGTAGGTTTAACCGGACTTTCAACAACTTCCGCAGTTGGATCATTATCTCCAACAACTAGTCTTTCATTAACGCCAACGGGTCAATCAGCAACTGTTTCCCTAGGTGGTTTAATTTTATTTACTGGAAAAGAAGTTACTCCAGCTGGTGTACTATCAACGTCTGCAGTTGGATCAGTAAACGTTGTATCAAACGAAGAAGCATTACTAACTGGTCAATCAACAACTTCTGCAGTAGGTTCAATTTCACCTGCTGATGTAATAGGTTTAACAGGAGTATCAACAACATCTTCTGTAGGATCTATTATTCCTGAAATAGGAGATTTGTTAACTGGAGTATCAACAACATCTTCTGTAGGAGTTTTGGTTACTCAAATAGGAGTACCGTTAACAGGAGTGTCAGCAACTTCTGCAGTAGGTTCAATTTCACCTGCTAATGTAATAGGTTTAACAGGAGTACAAGCGACTTCTAGTGTTGATGATACAGGATTAATTCTTAAATATTATGGAACATTAACACCTAAAACTAGCACAGGATATACAACCAAAATTCCTGCATAATTATGTTTGACTTGACAATAAATAACTAATATAAATAACAAAAATAAGGAATATAAACGATGGCATCAACATTTTCAGATCTAGGAATAGAACTAATGGCGACCGGCGAAAATGCCGGTACTTGGGGAACAAAAACCAACGCTAACTTAAGTCTTGTTGAACAATTAACAGGTGGATATAATAGTTTATCAATTGCTGGTGGTGCACAAACAACAGCTTTAACTATTGCAGATGGTGCATTAACAGGTACTGCTCAACACAGAGTTATAGAACTTACTGGTTCAATTACAGGGAATCAGGTTGTAACTTTTCCTTTACTTACAGAAAATTTTTACTTTATTAAAAACAATACTTCTGGTGCATTTACAGTACAATTAAAAGCTGTTTCTGGTTCAGGGGCCACGGTTACTTTTTCAGCTACAAATAAACTTTGGAAAATTATTTGGTTAGATGGTGTCGCAACAAACACAGGTGTTTATGAAGTTCCATTTGAACCAGCTGTTCCAGACTGGCTTACTAAAACAGGAGCATATACAGCAATCTCTGGTAATAAAATTTTTGTAGATACAAATGGTGGAGCAGTTACAATAACTCTTCCCGCATCACCTTCTGTAGGTGATCAAGTAAATTTTGTAGATTCAAGATACACTTTTGATACTAATGCATTGACTGTTGCCAGAAATGGTTCTAAAATAACTAACGCAACTGCGGACTTAGTAGTTAATACTGAGGGTGCAGCGTTTGGATTGGTTTATTCCGGATCAGACGTAGGATGGACTTACACGGAGAAATAGAATATGGCAAATTACGAAGCAACTAAATATAATTTTAATGGGTCAGACCTTACAGGTATTGAAGGTATTCCAACAGCAACTATCGTGCCATGGTCTTCTGCCTCAGTGCCAACAGGTTTTTTAGAATGTGATGGAGCAGCAGTTTCAAGAACAACTTACTCTGCATTATTTGCAATCGTAGGTACAACTTACGGTTCAGGTAATGGGTCGTCTACTTTTAACGTACCAAATTTAGCTGATAACGTTCCAATGGGTAAATCTGGAACTAAAGCTTTAGCTTCAACTGGTGGAGCAAATACTGTTGCAGTTACAGCTGCTGGTAGTGTTAGTTCAAGTACAAACACAAGCACAAACACAAGCACAAATATTAACGTTACAGGGAATGTTGGAGGTAGTACAGGAAATGCTTCTTTATCTAGTGGACAGCTAGCCTCTCACTCACACAGCGTAGAAAAAGTAACTAATAGATATGGTAATGGTAGTGGTATTAATGCTACAGCGTATGGACAGAATGGTTCACAAAATACTGGTAATCAAGGTTCAGGTGGTTCACACTCTCACAACATGAGTGCAACTTTTAGTGGTAGTGGTAATGCTTCAAGTAGCAGTTCAAGCTCAAGTACAACCAATAGTACTTTTAGTGGTACTGCAGTAAACCCATCTGTATTACAACCTTATTTAACATTAATTTATATTATAAAAACTTAGGAGAAAAAATGGCAACTAACGCAAATTGGACAGTAGTATTTGAAGATAAGTGTATAATTAAAAACTACGCAGAAGGAGCAACTCAAGGTATTGGATATATTATATCTGATGATTCTTTTTGGTCTGATTCTAAATTTTCAAATATTTGGGCTATTCAACATGGTACATCTGTATCTTCTGACGAAGTAGAATATAGAGATGAAACTCAACACACAACTTATGCAGATGCTAATTTAGGAGATATAAGTCAATTTTCTTCTAAATGGGATGCAGCTCATTTATCACATTTACAAAATGGTTGGGATAATGATAATGTTGAAGATGAAACTGCAGATGAAAAAATTGCTAGATTAGGTGCAAGACCTACATCTTATTCTTCGTAGTATTAAAAGATATAACTAATCTTTGTTCATTAAATTCTAAAGGTTTTACTTCATGTGGAATATATGAAGGAAATAAAAGTAATTCATTTTTTACAAATTTTTTAATATAAGTTATATATTCTCTATCATAAAATATAGTAGGACTTAATCCTTGTATGTAAAATATCCCTGAATAAGTTGATCCTACATGATTATGAATACCGTGATTATCTTTTTTATTATATAATTGAGCCCAATTATTGGTTAATAATAATTTATGTTTATCTAAAATATCTGTAATTTGTTTTTTTAATTGTTTTAAAAGTGGAAAATTTAAAACATTTAATTTACTATAAGTTGTTTTCATTTCCATTAAGTTGTCTTTTTTTAATAAAAGTAAAACTTGGTTAATTTCAGCTTCTGTAATATTTAATTTATATTTATAAAATAAATTTTGGTAATCAAAAGGATCAAAACCATTCATTTTATCTTAAATTCATCCAAGAAGTTAAAATATACTTTTCACCCGATAGTGGTGGATTACCTCTGTGCACATAAGGAAAACTCGCAGGCCATATAACTATCCTACCTTTTTTTGGTTTTACTCTTTTAGAAAAATGTAAAAATTCTGTTTCTCCACCCTCTTCAACATCATTTAAATATATAGAAAATACAAAAGCACGAGGTTCGTTACTAAAGCCTCTTCCATGTTCAATGTGCCAAACATGATAACCTTCTGTAGGTAAAGTTTTTTGAATCTTTAAACTTGTAAAATGAAAGGGTACTTCGTTATAAGCAGAAAAAGCTCCTGTTCTTTCTTGGTAATTTTTAAAAGCAATATCAAAATTGTGTATCATACTTTTTAGTTCTTCCCACCAAACAACTATATTATCTTGATTTGCAAAAAACTGATCATCTTTTTTATAAAGCGGAGAAGCATTTTCAAAAACTTGTCTGTTCACAGTTTTATTAAACTTATCTTGATTATCAAACACTTTTATAGCTTTGTTACATTCTTCTTCAGTAATGTAATTATCATACACACCTATAAAATTTTCTATTTTACTTTCTTTTTTTATTTCTATTTTTTTCATTATTTTTTTCCTTTACTATTAAATTTTTTATCAAAATTAAAACTATTACTATTTTGAATAATATTAAATATTAAACTATATCTGTTATTGTCTCCTTCATACGGATCAAATCCATGTAATAATTCTGGAGGAAATATATAATAATCACCTGGCTCCGGAGTTATTTTTAAATTTAATTCAGGAAATATTAAATCACATCCTTTTGTTAAATATAACACACCATGAAAACAAGGATGTGTATGATATTTTAAACTGTTTCCTTTTTTTATTTCATTACCCCATGCTTCTGAAACATAATTTCTTTCTAAGAAATATTGAAAAATATTTGGGTTAGTTGTCTGATGAGTATTTATTAAATGAATTATAAAATTTTTAAAATTATCGTTATCTAAAAAATGAGTCCAACTAGTCATACCTCCTTTTACGTTAGTATGATTTGCCATTTCAACATTTAAATTATTTTTTATATCTAATATAAAATTGTGGATTATATCTGGATAAGGATAGTGTCCATATATTATGTCTACTGTTCTAGGATAAGTAATAACTAAATTATTTTTAACTTCATTTAATTTATTATTTTTTTGTGTAAAACTAATCATTATCCTACTATTATATTACAGGACATCCTTTGCCAATTATATGTTTCTGACGCAGGTGATTCTCCTTTATGGTATTCATTCGAATCAAATATTACAGCACTTCCCGGTTTATAATTAAATTCTTCTCCATCAACATAAAAAGAACCTTTCCAATCCGGTTGCCAAATAGGCGTCATAAATAATACTATTGATTTTAATTTTAAGTTTTGTTCATCGTCTCGGTGTAGCCAATGTTGAGTTTTTTTACCGTTATAAGTAATATTAAACCACATTCTTTCTATTGTAGTTGGTATCCCTATATTTTTATCATCTAATAATTTTGCTATTCTATAAACTAAAGTTTGTCCCCAAAGACAAAAGGGGTAATGTGTAATAGAACCTTTGTATTCTTGAGCCATTAAAAGAGGAGACATCATGAATCCTTTATCTTTACTTG